CACTTCGGATCGGTAGACCCGGAGAACCTCTTGGCCCGGACGAGATACATGATCAAGTCCTGCGGCTGCGACTACATCTTCCTCGACCACCTCAGCATCGTCGTGAGCGGGCTGGGTGACGGGGACGAGAGGCGGCTCATCGACAACGCCATGACCTCGCTGCGTTCCCTCGTTGAGGAGACACAGGCGGCCATGTTCGTGGTCAGCCACCTCCGCAGACCCGATGGCGACCGTGGGCATGAGGAAGGCGCATCGACCAGCCTGTCTCAACTGCGGGGTTCTCACTCCATCGCCCAACTGGCTGACGCTGTGATCGGACTGGAGCGCAATCAGCAGGGCGAGAATCCCAACGAACTGAACCTCCGCGTCCTGAAGAACCGATTCACGGGAGACACCGGAATGGCCGGGTGCCTCCGCTACTGCAAGACCACGGGCCGACTGCACGAAATCGAAATGGAGATGAACGATGAAATCTGACCCCGACATCGTGACCCGACTGCGATCCGTATTGCACAACGACCGCAGCGTGGAACTTATGAACCGCGAAGCCGCCGACGAGATTGAGCGGTTGCGTGAAGAACGTGATGAAGCAAGGCGTGATGTGTGTGACATGATGCATATTACTGGATTCCTTGCAGGTGATTATGCCGCATCCCGTGGTTGGGATTGTTTTCCCGACATGAAGCGTAATGTGTCCGAGGAAGTCAAGAACTTTAGATTGATTATGGAACGGGACTATGCTGCTGTCGTAGCACAGCGCGACGAGGCGAGGAAGGACCGCGCTGCTTACAGGATTGAGATTGACCGCTTGATCGGACAGCGCGACGAGGCGAGGCGGAAGGTGTGCAACAACGAATCAAATCACCTTCCAACGATGGCAGATCCACGCAGGGAAGCAGAGCGGCGTGGATGGGACTGCTTCAAGGAGATGAAGCCATGACATCAGATGAGGACAAGAAGAAGCAGCAGGAAGCGTTGGATCGTCTTGCTGAATTGGATCAGGAACTGAACCTGATTCCCCACCCGCACCAGACCAAGTTCGTTCGCTACGGGACTGGCCCCGGCGAGTACTTTGAGCCAGTTCAGGATTGGAGGAACCGCCATGAGCGCGACTAATGTTTTCCTGATTGACTGGATGGGCACGGACGATTCCATCGTGAACGCTGCCCGTGTCTCCTTCAGCAAGACCGCAGACAAGTACACCGTCGAGGAGAACAGCAAGTTGCTCGACTACTTGGCACGAAACAACCATTGGTCCCCGTTTGCCCACACCTGCCTGTCCTTCCGCATCAAGGCCCCGATCTTCGTGGCACGGCAACTGGCCAAGCATCAGGTGGGCCTTGCGTGGAACGAAGTCAGCCGACGATACGTCAAGACCGACATAGAGTCTTGGAAGCCTGAGTTCCTACGCAAGGCAGCGGAGAACGTCAAGCAGGGTTCCAGCGACTTGGCCGTGGAGAATGAGCGGTGCATCACCGACTTCAACCACGCCATCGGCCTCGCGGTCAGGACCTATGAGCAATTGCTCGGGGACGGAGTCTGCCCGGAGCAGGCCCGGGCCGTGCTTCCTCAGGCGGCCATGACCGAGTGGATCTGGACAGGTTCCCTGTATGCGTTCTTCCGTGTTGTCTCCCAGAGGATCACAAGCCATGCCCAACGGGAGACCAAGGAAGTGGCCAAGGGAATCGACATTGCCTGTTTCGACAGGTTTCCCCGTGCTTGGACCGCACTTGCGAGGAACAGATGATCACACGTTCCATGAAGAGGATCGTCCTCGGCATCATCGAATCGGCCCATGAGGTCTCCGATGCATGGAAGAGACACAAGACCCGCAATGCCGTGGAGCGGGAGAAACTCATCAAGGCCCTCGGCAAACTCGAAAAGGCCGTTCAACGGCTGGACAGGATTCAATATGCAAAAGAGAAAACTGACGGAACAGCAGGTCGCTGAGATCAAGGAACTGGCGCAGACCACCATGAAGAAGGTGGACATCGCCCGCAAGTTCGGGGTCAGTCCACAACTCATATCGACCATCATCCGATACGGCTACGACTCAAGGCCATTCAGGCCAGACAAGGTCAAGGCCAAGCCAACCCCCGGCGACACTTGGCAGGGACTTGCGGATGCATACAACAGCCTGTATCGTGACGAACCCGCGATCTCCGCTGAGGAGGTCAAGGCCGTGCATGACATCGCGCTGAAGAAGATGCTCAAGTACTTCGTCCAGCGCAACCTCGACATCAACGACTTGATATAGACTCTAGACCGAAAGAGGAGAACCCATGATTGTCTCGTTCGACATCGAAACCAATCCGATCAGCGACTGGCTGAACCTGACGGACCTTTCCAAGATCCACTGCCTTGCCGTGTCGGTCGATGGCGGTGAGCCGCAGATCGTCCCGGTGTCCGATGGGGTGACCTTGCTCAACAAGGCAGACCTCGTCATCGGCCACAACATCGTGTCCTTCGACATCCCGGCGCTGACCAAGATGTGCCCGGAGTTCAGGCCCAAGAAGGTGTTCGACACCCTCCTGATGGCCCGTGTCTTCCATGCAGACCAGCGTGAGCGGGACTTCCAGACTAAGGACTTTCCCAAGGAACTGGTCGGAAGCCACTCGCTCAAGGCTTGGGGAGTCCGTCTTGGCGTATCCAAGATGGAGGCCCCGGACTTCACCGAGGATTCCGAGAAGATGCGGGAGTACTGCATCAACGATGTGCGGGTCACCAACACCCTGTACAAGCACTTGACTTCCCACCCCGCATACCTCTACGGCGGCGCAGCGGTGGAACTGGAGCATGAGTTTGCCAAGATCATCAAGGAGCAGGAGCGCATCGGCTTCCCCTTCGACATCAAGGCAGCGGAGGAACTCCACTCAACCCTCAGGAAGCGCATCATCGACATCGAAGCGCAACTACAGGCCGTGTTCCCTCCCAAGGTGATTGCCCGTGTATCCGAGAAGACCGGGAAGCCCCTCAAGCCAAAGGTCGAGCCATTCAACCCCGGCAGCCGTGTGCAGATCGCTGAGAGGCTTCAGGAGCGGTACGGCTGGGAACCCACGGAGTTCACCCCCGAGGGCAAGCCCCGGGTGGACGAGACCGTGCTGGCTTCCCTGTCGTACCCGGAGGCCAAGATCCTCAGCGACTACCTGACCGTGATCAAGCGTCTTGGCCAGTTGGCTGACGGCGACGAGGCTTGGCTCAAGGCCGTACACAAGGATGGACGGCTGCACGGCAGGGTCATCACCAACGGGGCCATCACGGGCCGATGCACCCACCGCAGTCCGAACATGGCCCAGATCCCCACGGACAAGGAGTACCGCAGCCTGTTCGTCCCGGCCGATGGCAAGGTCCTTGTGGGAGTGGATGCCTCCGGTCTGGAACTGCGCTGCCTCGCCCATTACCTCGGCAAGTACGACAAGGGCGAGTACGCCAAGCAGATCCTCGAAGGCGACATCCATTGGGCCAACGCCATCGCCTTCGGCCTGATCACCGCCACCGTGCAGGACAAGTCAAATCCGGAACACAAGGCAGCCCGCAACCAAGCCAAGGGAGCCATCTACGCCCTGATCTACGGGGCAGGAAACGACAAGTTGGGCATGGTCCTCGGCGGCAACAAGAAGACCGGAGCCAAGGCCCGGGCCAACTTCGAGGCCAAGGTCCCTGCATACACCCGGCTCAAGTCCGACGTAGTCGATGGCATCTCTGCGCGTGGCTATTTGCGTGGACTCGACGGCAGGCCCCTGTACCCGCGCTCGGAACATGCTGGGCTGAACACCCTGCTCCAGTCCGCTGGTGCCGTGGTGATGAAGCAGGCGTGTGTCGTGGCGCACCGCATGTTCAGCGTGGAGCAGATCCCGGCGGAACAGGTTGCAGCAGTCCATGATGAGTACCAATTCATGGTTTCTCGTCCCCATGCAGACAGGGTCGGTAAGATCGTCGTATCAGCCATTCAACAGGCTGGGAAGGACTTCGGTTTCCGATGCCAACTGGACGGCGAGTACCGCATGGGGCGCAACTGGGCCGAAACACATTGAATGCCTACGCAGCAGGGCTTCTTGACGGAGAGGGCTGCATCAGGTGGAACAAAAGCCCATCCGTCGAGGTGACCAACAAGGACTTCATCGTCCTGATGATCATGCAGCACAAGTGGGGCGGGACCATTCGTGAGAAGCAGGAGAACGTGTATGTATGGACGTTGTATGGACGAAAGGCCCTTGACTACCTGCTCTGCGTGGCCCGCTACTCGGTGATCAAGCACAAGCAGATCGTGGCTTTGTTCGCCGCATGGAAATCACGGGGAAACAAGAGAGACCACTACATTCGCACCTTGAAGAGACTTAAGCATGAGTACTCCCATTGAATTCATGGAAACGGACGAACTGCTTCAGGAACTGAAGAAGCGGTTCGATGAGTTGCTGTTCATCGGCTACCGAGCCAAGAGCAAGGGCGAGGACAACTACAGCATCGCAGTCAAATCAACATTGCACGGCTCCTACGGACTGATCGAAGTCCTGACGCGGGCCACCGACAACCACGCAGAGGAGGACTGAGAAATGGAGAACGCCGAGACCATCCTGATCGACGGGGACATCCTCGTCTACTCGACCTGTTCCGCCACGGAATACGTTGCCCGCTTTGATGACGAGACAGATGTCGCCTTCTGCAACACGCAGGAAGCCTTGGCCATCTGCGAGGCAACCGTGGAGGGGTGGAAGAAGAAGTTCTCCGCATCCTGTGCGGTGATCGGCTTCACGGGGCCCAAGAACTTCCGCAAGGAAATCTATCCCGAGTACAAGAGCCATCGAAAGTCCTGCCGCAAGCCCTGCGGGTACAAGGCGGTCAAGCAGATGCTGGCTGCCAAGTACATCTGCAAGGAGGAACCCGCTCTGGAGGGGGATGACATCATCGGGATCCTGCACACCGAAGGGACTTACGGCAAGACCGTGCTGATCTCCTCCGACAAGGACCTGAAGTCCATCCCCGGCTGGATCTGGAATCCTGAGAAGGACAGTTTGGAGCATATCCAGCCGTCTGGGGCGGACAGAAACTGGCTGACTCAGGTTCTCACTGGAGACAAGACCGATGGATACCCGGGTCTTGAGGGAGTCGGCCCGGT